AGAAAGGACATTTTAATATGTGTTTACTCATGTTGCAAAAAGGTGGGCATGTTATCCCAAAGGAGCATATAGAGCAAGCCTTTAAGACTAATAAAGACGGCTTGGGGTTTGCTTATGCTTCTGATAGTGTAATAAAACTACACAGATTCAAAACAACAAAACCATTCTTTAAGGCTTATTATAAAGCTGTACACGCAAACCCTGATGCAAACTTTCTTGTACATCTGAGGTTTGGTACGAGTGGTAGAAAAGATGACACTAATTGTCACCCGTTCTATGTTAATCCTAAGCTTGTGTTCGCACACAACGGAGTTATCCATTCTATTGCTGATGATCCTGAGAAGAAACTGTGTGACACAAGAATGTTCTGTGAATTAATCTTGAAAGAGGTTGATAAAGAGTTCCTATCTAATGAGGCACTATGCGAATTGATCCTATCATATATAGGAATTGGTAATAAGTTGGCGTTCCTTGATAATGAGGGGAAGTATACCATTATGAATGAGAGTGTAGGACATTGGAATGAAGGGGTATGGTATAGTAATATGAATTACAAATCAAACACCTATAAAACAAGGACTTATACACCCCCAAAAACGAGTAAAACTCCACACAGAAGTTCAGCATGGTATCAGAATAACCGTTGGAATGGCACTGAGTTTATTAATAGGGCTACAGGTGAAGTAGTTCTTGATGATGAGGGTGATGAGCCTTATGATAATATTACTCCATACTCACAGGGTGATCTCTATGATGATAACCCTGCATGGGGTTGGGGTGATATTGCAGGAGACCACATCGGTAATAACCATGAGGCAGGATGTCCTAATGAAGTAAAGGCTCTCGCTGAAACAAATGCTGTAAAACCATGTAAAGAGAATACCGTTCTCATGAGAAAAGCGGGGTCTGATTTTGCATGGAGTTGTAAACATAAGATCGGTAAAAAGATACAGTGCAATCATTGTGGTGAACCGAAGGGGACATTAATATCTCTTGATTGGCAGGGCTTTATGTGTTCAACTATGAAAGATAACACGATAGAGTGGCAATTTGAAATGCTTGGCTTAGAAGAAGTTGATATATATATATGTGAGCAATGTTTTACATCGCTTGAATATATCATGGAAGGCGACCTGACAAGTCAAGTTAGCAGGGTAATGACAAAAATCTATAAGAATAGATATGATATTATTCCTGAGAATATGCCGACAGTATGATTGACATGTATGACATAATGGCAGTAGTTGTAACTGCTCTGTTAGTGTACTTGGTTGATAAACTAATAAATAAGTAGGAGGTATAATGATCTATAGTACAACAAAAACAAGAAAAGGGGCTAAGTTAATAGCAGGATTGTGTGGGATGCGGACTACCGTATCCTTAGAGATGGCAAGGAATGCCCCATTTATAATACATTGGGGTACGAAGTGTGCAGAATCATTCAGTAGGAAACCAAGGCTGAATAGTAATCTACATTTGGTGAGGAATAAACTGACAGAGCTAACTATGTTGAGAGATGGTGACATAAGAACAGTACCATTCTCAGAGAATCCTGATAGTGTTAGTTATCCAGCATTTGGTAGGTTATTTAATCATAGGGCAGGTACAGATATTCGTCTGTGCTTGTCAAGATTACACGCTGACTATGCCAAGAGTAATTTCTACAGTGAATATATAGATTCTAAAACAGAATACCGTGTCCATGTATTTAGAAATTGGGCTACAGATAAGTACAATGTATTTAGAATACAGGAGAAATATCTCGAATCACCATTCAGCAATAAACCGTACTGTCGCAGTCGTGGCAATGGATTCCATCTGAGGAACGTGAATAGGGAACAGTGGAGAGATTTTCCTGTGACTGTCAGGCAGTTAGCAACAAAGGCTTGTAGGGTCTTAAATAGAGACTTCGCCGCATTTGATATAATTGTTACGCCTGATGATATACCGTATATTCTTGAAGCTAATTCAGCCCCCGGATGTGATGACCTTGGTGCATCGTTGTATGCTACAAGATTCCGTTCATGGGCTGATTCATTATAGGAGGGACTATGGATAGAAGTAACAATGCTAACGGATTATTGAGATTCTTGAAAGAGAATCAAGCGTACGAAAACTACATGAAAAAAACATCTAAGGATAGGGATTATAAATCCTTAGAAGATTTCATGGGGTTTGTAGAAATCATTGTAAACGAAGGGAGATATATTTCAGAAATATTTCGGATATCTTTTAGTCGTGGGTTTTACCAAGAATATGGTGATGAACCATATTGGCACGGTATTGATATGAAATGGAGACAAGTATGTTGGGATTATTGTGATCGCCCCTAAGTTAAGACTATTTCTAATAAAACGACAGGCTCTTGATCGGTTTGAATATAGACTTGATCCTGATAACTTTCCATATATGAATGACTGTTCAGATGATTGTATGATTGAGGAAGCATTCGCTTGGGATGGAGACGATGATGAAGATTATTGGGAAGATTTGAATGGTGAATGGAATGATCTATGTGATACAATGTCAAACTTTAACATAGATGATATACTTAATGACTTTAGGAGTTTACATAGTTATGATACACTCTAATCCTATATTCAGACATAGAATGCTTGTTACATTCTTATTAGAACGTCAAGCGTTGGATAAATTCCATTCCAATCTAAATAATGAAGATATAATAAATATGAGTACTGCCTGTAGCACCATAAATGTTAAAGCTGTGATATTCAATTCATTCTTTTGGAGTCAAACACCAGAAGGAGATGCGTATTGGGATTCATTACATCAGGAGTTTAGTAGTTTTTATATAGATTCTAATTAATCAATAATAGTATATTATAATACTTATATAATATATATAATATAATAAGAGAGGTAAAAATGAGTTATGTGAAACATACACAAATGCCACAGACTGGACAGTTTGTATTAATATGGAGTTACGATGGTAAAATTTGGAGCGACGTGTGTAAATGGATAGATGGTGTTTTATATCGTTATGATAAGAGCAGTGAGTGTGATGATGAAAATTGTGGTTGTGATATCGGTTTTGAAGGGATAGATCAACACCCTGCTATGCAAGAAAACTATCAAGATTTAAATTATTTTACAATAAGAAACGAAAGGAGTTAATATAAGCAATCAATTAACAATAGTAGATGACAGCACGTTATCAAATATAGTAGCAAGTCATAAGAAAGTATCTGAAACAGCTACACCACCTGCACACGTAGAACAGAAAGCAGGGATGGACTTTGTAAGTGAAGGATATATGAGGTCAGTGCTGAATAAAGAGTTTCCATTATGGTCTTGGGAAATAAAGAAGTATGAGTTACTTGGAGACAAGGAAGTAATCGTGCATGGTAGATTAACTATTAACGACAACAACACAGTAAGATTCTTTGATGCGGTAGCGTCGCACAGAATAGCGGTTAGTAAAACCACAGGTGAATATGTCGATATAAGTAATAATATCAAAGCGGCTAACTCAGATTGTTTCAAGGTAGCAACTAACAGGTTGTGTAATGTAGCTGATGATGTGTACCGTAAATTAATAAGAGACCTATCCTTAACAGAGGAACAGGTTGATATAATAGACGGATTATTAGAAACATTAAACAACACAACAACAGAAACGGAGATACGATCACGAATAGCAAGTGGTGCAGTGAACACCGACACATTTGACAAGTATGTCAATATGATAAAAGACGTAATAAAGAAAAAGATAGAGGAACATTAAATGCCAAGATATGACCCATCAAAAGATATAAACCCTTACGTGAGATTTGTTGCAGGAGATTATCCCGCACATATCACTAAGGTTACAACAAGAATGGTTAACGTTCAGAAAGGCAAGTATAGAGCAGAGGTTTATAATATAACCTCTACTATAAACGAAGCCGTTAGTGGCACAACCTTCAAAACTATGGACAACAAAGGAGTAGAAAAAGAGGTCGAGGGTAAGCACTTCATTGATAAAGAAATACGACACAACGGAGTATTCAGATTTCTTGACCCACTTGACATTGATGAATTTGAGTCAAACGAGGGTGGTAATGGAAAGTATATGAAGCTGTGCGAAGCTGTCGGTGCTGAACTAAAAGAAGTCAAAGAGGGTGAGCATACGTTATGGGAGTTTCCTGTAATAGATGAATCACACCTTATTGGTAAACCTATAATCGTGACAGTAGGACAAGGTAAGAAATATCTCAATAAATCAAATGAGTGGGTGTATCCTATGATGGGTACAGACTTGTGTGTATGGGAAAGTGGAACACCTATTACTGATCCTGATAAAGAGGAATTACCCTTTTGACGATAGCTATTCCACCTAATTCGCCTGATGCAGAGATGGCGGTAATAGGTAGTGTAATGCAGACCCCTGCATTCTATGGTGATGTATCATTATATGTTAATGAGACAACACTGTACGATCAGACAAATAAACATGTATGGCAAATAATAAGAAACCTTATGGAAAACGGTAAGACTGTCGATTTTGTAACACTATCAAGTGCATTAACAAAGGAAGATAAGGAAAAGTACGTTACTGCTTATACACTCTCACTGTATAGTGACAACGCAACATCATCTGTTGATCGTGTCACAATATATGCTAAGGAAGTGTATGAAAAGTACCTCATGCGTCTTGCAATCAAGCACGCAGGAGACTTAACGAGAACAGCCTATAATAATCCCTCGAATTTGTACAGTGTGTTGAACAGTGCTAACGCTACTATAAATGAGTTAATTGCTATGCTACCGTCGCATCCTTTCGACATGGGCGACGAATTAGACAAGACAATTATTACCCTTGGTAATGAGGAATCCAATCTTATCCCTGTAGGATTTGATAGTGTGGATGCCCTTGCCGGTGGTATGACTCGTGGAGAGGTTACTGTCATAGGCGGTAGACCGGGACACGGTAAAACAACATTCTCTCTAAACATTGCAAGTAATCTCGTATCGAGTGGTTACAAAGTCCTTATGATAAATAGGGAAATGACCAATATGGAGATGCTTAAAAAACTAATAGTATTAGAGAGTGGTGCTCTATCGTATGGCAGAATGAGACGAGGTGATTTGTCCGATCTAAATAGAGAGGAAATAAATAGAGTTAGAGATTCCGTCCAAAAGAAATTTAACTCAGAACGATTCATGATGTGTGACAATATATTTGACATGGCATCTGCGGTAAATGTAATAAATCGGTTTAAGCCTGACGTAATTATAGACGATTACATCCAGCTTATCCGACCCGACAATCCGTCAGATCAACGTAGATTCCAAATAGAAAATATTGTGCACCAGTATAAAAGACTTGCAAAATCAATAAACTGTTCAGCCATACTTGTCTCTCAATTATCGAGAGCACTGGAAGCGAGAGGTCAAGGAGCGAGACCAATCCTTTCAGATTTGGCGGAATCGGGTACGATAGAACAAGTAGCAGAGAACGTGTGGTTTACATATTATGACTATAAAGTTTTTATGGGTCATAGTAAATCAGGTCAGAACGAGATAGAAGTTATATGTGCGAAAGTGCGTTATGGTACAAGTGGTGTGTCTCACTGTGGTTACGATGGCGACAGAGTAAAGTTCTATGACTCTATAGATTCTTACCGAAGTACGTTGTTTTAAAAAAATGGGGGCGGGTTTATTAACATGTCCCGTCCCCAGCCTAAACGGAGAAAACAATGAGAGAGAAGACAAATTACAAGATGTGGACAGATGATTATGGGTATAACTATAAAGTCAGCACACTAAGCCTTTCTGATATTATACATGTAGCGAGAAGAGTAATAACGGGGAGGATTCGCAGGCAGAATGCCAAGCAGTGGCTTGAAACATTCAGAGGTGAAGCCATTAGAAGGCAGAAATTGGAGGAATACGAACATGCAACTTCATAATTATATAAGAACAGTTTCAATTGAGAATAAAAGAACTAATGGTATTCTTGATGGTGATTGCCATGTGTTCCCGTGGATAGAGGGTGCTGTGTGTGGTGTATATCTTGGTGAAGATGAACTGATGCACTTCTGTTCAAGAACAAAGAAGATACCATATCACTTTGAGGATTGGAAGAATAGTTGGATAGGTCAGTTTATAGCATGGTGTTACCATGATGTAGATATGATGGGAATGATAGAGGACTTCCCTGATTGTATATTCTGGTTTGTATGGAATACTGAGGACAAGCATCAATTAGTAGATGTATATTTATCAACGGAAGATAGGTATATACCATACAATGTGTACAGTGAATTACTTAGTGAGTACGATGTACGTCCTGTGGAGCCTATAGTTCAGGGTGATGTGAGGGATGCAATACAAGAAATGCCCATAGATATTATCATCAAAGACTATGACTTTGAAAATGAGTTTGGTGTTAATAATTGGGCAAAAGCGAATAAGGAATAGATATGGAAATACCAAGTGAGTTTAAAAACACGAATCCAATAGATAAGTGGATTAAAGTTGCCATGCTACACGAGGCTAATCAGCTTGCAGAATCAAAAGCTATTACCACAGACAAGCAAGGCATAGGATTGGACTTATGTTATTGTCCTAAATGTGGAAGAGTATTTAGTATGGAGATACTAAAGGGTGAAACATACCAACAGTATTACAACGCTCTTCCAAAAACACAACACATAACATTATGTGATCCATGTTTCGTGGAGGTGTGTGATGAAAATTAGGCTTAGACCAAAAATAAAACGATACTGCATTGAAAATCAAATCTTAGATAAGATAGAAGAGGAAGCTCATCTTCCTATGGACTTTCATGGGTTGAGTACATTCAGATGGGCTACCTCAATATATGGTGCTCATTTTTGGATTAGACATGAAAGTGGTTTTAATAATTATTTAGAAAGAGGGGAAATATATGGCAATTAAAAAAGCAACGGGTGTGAAGATTGATGAAGTTAAAAAGACAGCATTAATATCACTCGATAGATACAACACACTATTAGAGTGTGAAGAGGATTTGAGAGCGATAATGAGGTCTCTTAAATTAGGGGTTAGTATTCCAGAGAAATTCATGGGAGATAATAGACTATGAGACGAGCAAAGATAAGGATTGATAATGATATAGCATATCCAGTATTAAACATACTGCGAAGGAATGGTGGATTTATCAATAGTGCAGAGATAGAGATGGTACTTAACATGGGTGGAGCAACAGTTAGGGGGTGTATACATTATCTTAGGGAGAGTGGACATCCTGTTATATCTACAGGCATGGGGTACAAGTACACAACCAACAAGAAAGAAATAAAGAGTTGTATAAAATCATTATTGCAGAGGGCAAGTAAGATACAGTGTGCCGCTTATGCTTTAGATGATACATTAGATGCAATGGTATAAGGAGAATAACATGAGTTTAGAATATGAATTATTAAAGAAGTCTATATCTAAAATTGACTTATCAAGATACGAAAAACAAATTCAAGAAGCTGTTGATAGTTATTTTAAGAATGGCGGGTTTAGTGATGAAATTTCAGAAGCCTTAAATGAATCAGAAATCGGGTGGAAGATTGCAGATGCTGTTGCTGATGCAGTGGAGAAGGCAGTAGATCAGTTTCATTTCGAGATAACAGTGTCCCCTAAATGAAAAAACGTGAAACAATGAAAAAGAAAATCAACAGGCTTGCCAAGGAGTATTCTAATAATGGTAAGTGTTGGTGGGTGTATACTCATATAAAGGCTTATGCATCTTATCACCATAACGATGAAAAGGAGGACAAGTAATGTATTGTGGTGAATGTGGAATACACGTAGTTTCTAATGCTATGTCAGGTTATTGTACAAGCTGTTTGCAAGATATGGTAAATAACAATCCATTAACCACTCAGGTTGGTGGGGATTGGTATAAGAAATTAAAGATACAACCTATCGACTATGTTATGTCCAATGATTTAAATTACTTACAAGGAGCAGTAGTAAAGTATATCACAAGGCATAAAGCTAAGGGTGGTAAGGAGGACTTACTAAAAGCAATTCATTGTACAGAATTACTAATTAAATATGAATATGGAGACGACGATGAGCAACAGAAGTGACAGGTTAAAGAATCTATCAAAGCTACCAGTATCAATGATGCTGTTAAATTCACTATTCTCTTTAGTGGAATCTATGGCTGATAGACCTAATGAGGAAGAAAATATATTCTCTGACTTGGGTATAGTAGAATTACGTGTTGCGTTTAGAACACTATCACATCTTGGGTATGCTACTGTAATAGAGAAAGAGGAAGAAGATCATATCTATTCATTAGACTACGCAACATTCTTTGCTGATATAGGAGGGATAGCATGATAGCCAGCTTTTTTATAGGTGTAGCTGTAGGACTTGGAGCGTTAATTATTATAATTGAGATTATAGAATGGAGTGATGAAAATGCTTAAAGCAGTTAAAGATTATTATACAATTGGAACTATAGGTAGGATGATAGATGAATGGACAGCTAATAGGTACATAGATTTAAAGGCTATACCTGACAAAGAATCTTATTGGTTCGAAGTTATGTGGCATCCAGAAGTAATGTGTGATCTGTATAAATGTTCTGATTGTCCATTAAAAGCCTTGTGTTCTCCTGATGTATTAGAGGCACTAAAGGAAAGTAAGATATTTGGCAAGGTATACTTTGCCTTCATTCAAGATAGACCAGAAAGGTATAGGGATTTAGTAGATGAACTACTTGGGAAACTTATGGAGTTACATGATAAATACAAGAGCGAAGGGCAATAGGATACAATTAAAGTTTATAGAACATTTGAAGGAGGAAGGGTGGCTTGTTGGTAAGGTGGAACAGACAGGTAAGTTCGTTAAAGAGAAGGACTTGTTCGGACTATTTGATCTTGCCGGAATAAATCCATCACGAATCCTTCTTGCTCAGGTGACGTGCAATAGACCACACACTCATGAGGATTATATAAAGTTTAGCAAGACTTATCCAGTACGCAAACTTGTTATAATGCAGGGTGTGTGGTATGACCACAAGGGTTGGAAGATATTTACTTACTACAATGGTAGAAAGTATGTTAGAGATTTAAGGAAAGGAAAGCAATGAAGATAACCTTGAATGAGTCAAAGGGGGTTATGGTATTAAAGCCCGAAACAGACATGGATTATTTTACACTTGGATGTCTTGGGGCTAAGATAACTCATACTCTTGTTACAGATAATGACGGGGTAAACCACATAACAATAAAAAAACAAGATATTTTAAATACCATACTAACTAAATTATAAGGAGAATAAATGTCAATATTATATGACGATATATTAGAACCAATAAAGGATATTATTATCGAAGTAGTCGGTGATACTATTCCAGTTGGTGTACTTGGGGTTCACGATGACCCTACAACAATGGGTAGAAACTGGATAACTATAAGGTTGTTCGGAGATGTAGAAATACACGAATCATCTGCCAACTCAATACAAAGGAGGTATCCAATTGAGGTACGTTACAACTATCGTGACGAAACTGATGACGCTACTGAGAAAGCCATTACGGATTTCTTGGAGAAGATCGACACCAAGCTCTGGCAGGAACGAAACCAATCAAACGGTGGGTTCTATGGCGGAGAGTCGAAGATCGAATATGGGGATAGACGGATACTCACCGATGTCATACACACAGAGGTCTTCTAATATGCCTAATCCAGCACGGGAGTGGAGTTATAATATGCCAACAACAGATTGGTTTACTGGAATAGCAGATAGTCCTACAATAAAACCAGTAAGACGGTGCTTGAATTGTGGTGAGTTCTGTAATGATGATGGTACTGTTATAATGGATAGACAAGAGTTTCATAGACTTAGAACAATGGTAGGGTTGCGTGGAGATAAATATACATCAAAGATATTTGGAGCGTGTTGTTTCAGTCAGTGGACAGATGATGTTGGATGCCATACAACCTATCGTTCACCTGAACGCAAGTTTGACAACAACTTGTACGAAGGGTTATTCCACATGGAGTTTCCACGATGTAACACTCCTGATGAACTTGCTATGTTGAGATCATATAGACAGGGAAGCATGCTGGACTTTGAAGTAGCACATGATGTAGGTGAAGATGATGCACCAAGACGTGAACCATCACCAACAAGGAGATTCTATACTACTACACCCACAAGTACAACTACAACGAGCGGGACGTGGTAAAATCTAAATCAGATAAACGAATAGTATTTAACTGTCAGATGTGTGTTTTAGTAGGGATGATTATAGCTATTGTTATTGTCACATTGGCTATACCAATTGTTGATGAACCTTCATGCCCCAAATACATATATGAAGTCAAGGGTGATGGATCTGCCCTTGCAAAAGATTGCAATGAACATGAATGGAGAGGGATACCTCCACGATATGGAGTCATCCGAGTATGGCAGGTTGGTGAGGTGGGATGAGATTCGACGCGACCTGTGAGGACAACATGACCCTAATGGCTCGATACCCCGACAACTACTTCGATTTAGCTATAGTCGATCCGCCGTATGGGGATGGGACTATAAAAGGCCGAAACACCACTTTAGATAAAAATTGGAATTTCAAGCCAGACAAAGAGTATTTTACAGAATTATTCAGAGTGAGTAAAAATCAAATCGTTTGGGGCGGGAATTATTTTGATTTACCTATCAATAAACATTTTGTGATTTGGGATAAAAAACAGTTCATGAACAACCAGTTTGCGAGATGCGAATATGCTTGGTCGAGTTTAAGATATAATGCAAATATTTTCCAATGCTTCTACAATTCAGACCACCGAATGCATCCCACTCAAAAACCCGTAAAATTATATCAATGGCTCTTACAAAACTATGCCAAACCAGGTGATAAAATACTCGATACACATTTAGGTTCAATGTCTATCGCTATTGCCTGTCATAAAGAGGGCTTTGATCTTACTGGTTGTGAGATTGACCGAGAATATTACGATGCAGGCATGAAAAGACTTGAACAGGCTATGGCACAGCAAGAATTATTTTAATACTACAACGACACCTGTTGATGAAACGCTTAACTTAGAAAAGGGATAACATGAAGATATTAAACTTATACGCAGGTATAGGTGGTAACAGGTTGTTATGGGGAAACGGAATAGATGAAGTAACCGCAATTGAATATGACCAAGAGATAGCAAATGCATATAAAAGTGCGTTCCCATCTGATGAAGTATTAGTTTGTGATGCCCATGAGTTCTTACTTGACAACTACAGGGACTATGATTTTATATGGGCATCACCACCATGCCCAAGTCATTCAGATATAAGAAGATGTGGAGTCCACGCAGGACAGTATGGTGCTATATATCCTGACATGGGGTTGTATCAGGAGATAATCTTACTACAGAACTTCGCACGTACAGATACAAGATGGGTTGTTGAGAATGTAAAGCCATACTATCCACCATTAATACCACCATCACATCATTTGCATAGACATTTATATTGGAGTAACTTTCATATTGATAACTTTAATGTCACTGATAGTAGAAAACATAACGATATAGTTGGTTCTTCAACGGTTTATGGTTTTAATATTACAGATACACCAATAAGAAATAAAAGAAAGGTATTAAGAAACATGGTTGACCCTGAACTTGGCAACCATATATTTAATTGTGCTCTTGACAGTATAACAGAACAAGGAGAATTATTTTAATGGATATTGAAGAAATGATAAATGGTTGGAATACTAAGTATGATGAGGGTTTTACACCTCAAGAGCTTGCAGATGTGGCTATTTCTTACGGTTTAGACCCCAAACTGCTTAGGGAGACCATAGGGGTGGTAACAGCGATGGTTAAGGACAATGTGATACTTACTTATCATTGTGACGTAATAGTTGCTGTACGGTGCTGTTTAGAAGGTCGAAAACCTCATTGGACTGAGTGGGATTAGAATATGAGTAATACACTATCATTAAGCGGAGAAACATATCACTATTTAGGTTGGACAATAGAAACCATGAGATTTATGGATGAAGATGACCATACTAATAGTCATACTCGTGTTGTTGCATCAAATGGTGGTGACACGGTGTATAAGATTAGATGTGAAAATCACGGATTAGACAACATGGATTTAGCCAGAGCAATCTTTATTATAAAGAAAGCAATAAGACGGGGTGTTTAATTACCACGTCTCTATCATAGACATATTTATACTATAAAGGTTAGGAGCAACAGTAGTTCTCTTAATCTTATTAGATGTCATCCTGTATAATGAGAATTCATCATCACCACTATTAGGTTGAAACAAGAATGAAATGAATTTACCACGCAATGCAGATAAGTGAGTAATCAAGTTACTCATGTCTGCACCAACAAAATCACTAAATGCCAGTGACCACGCCTGCCTGTCTTCGTATGTAAGATGGTCAGGCGTTTCAAAATTATTATATCTGTATTCGTAGAACTCACCTTCATTAACTATCTCAGTGCTTGACTCTATACTAAACTCTTCACTTGTAATGTCAGCACCATGAGGTAATTCATAATACTCGCCCCAATGTATCCCACCTATCTTAACCTTATCGCCTTCTTCCCAAGGTTGTTCAGCCACGTTCTTTACTATATCTATAAAGAGATATTCATAATATTGTGAATCATTAGTGAAGAAGGTTGTCACGATATTCTTTGTATCACTATCTGGATCAACAGAAACAAACCCACCGTAGCTACCGTTGAGTTGTAATTGATTTACGTTTAACGGAGCACCAGATGAATATGTGTCACTACCAACATCTCTATTGGCAAATTTAAGCCTTATATTTACAGGGATTGTATCATCAAAATTGTGATTAGTTATTGATAAATGAAAGTTAGTGGGGAGATCAGCCACCTCAGTATAATTCGTCTTTACTATTAACCTTAGTATCTGTCTATTATCTATATTATAGTTGAACTCAATCTGTGGGTGAGCTTTACCAGTAAATAGAGAAACGTATTCATCCCCATTGTTTCCAGTGCTATTAATAATTCTATATGATACACTGTTATCAAAACCAAATGTATTAGGTACTACACCCTTATAATAATTGATCTGCCCTTGGTCTATAAATAATCTTGGAAAAGCCATTATACTTTGTAACCTCTATTTAATTGTTCAACTGGTACATCTAATAGGTCTACGTCAGATTCCATCTTATTAACGAAATCAGTAAACCCAAGTGATGTTGACACTCTTTCTTTATTCTTATTCAATGATCTACTAACTTTAAAGTAACCACTGTACTCTATCACTTGTCCATTCTTTACATTGGTGAATGTAATCTCATTACCTTTAGTGGTATAACTTACTTCTGACAATACCTTTATCCTACCAGTGTAGGTCATTGTCACTGACTCATCACTGCCAATATTGCTAAATAATATCCTGCCACCACCGTATGTAATACTACCAACCCCAAAACTGCCAGACTGTATATCATCCTCTGGTACTTCTTCATCTGTAATCCCTATATTTAAATCATGTAATTGTAATAACTTCACATCAACACCCTTATCATTCTTTTGTGTTTCCTCTACAATAAAGTATGGATAGATAGTTTGACCATTTCTTATATTCTCTACTGTATAATCCTCACTGTTAAATGTGATACCTTTGTAGAGACTATCAAACTTTATAATATCACCAGTCTTTATACCCATGTAACTTGGGGGCAACTTCACTGTAAATATTGAATGAAGGTTGCAATGAAACCCAAGCCTAAAGTTTCTAAGCATTAAAGCATTCTCGTTGTCTCTCAAGTAGTCAGCCTCAAATACAAGAGTCGTCTTGGAATCATCCTCGTTCAAACCAAGCAGATCATAGTCGTAACCATCAACTAACCCGTAGCTTGTTATATCTTTATAATTATCATTCAAGTAATCCATATTATATCTTACTGCTACTTTAGTATATAGTTTAGCTATATCACTCCTCTTGGCAGTCATAGAAATGATTTCTTTACTCTTAATCGTAGTGGTCACATCATCATTAGAATAGGTATCTTTTATTCTTGATATGTCAAATTGACCATCCTGATTCATGAATGGGAACACGTTTGTATTAGAAGCTATGCCCTCCAATAATTTCTTAGAATTAATTTCTTTAAATGAAGTAAAATTAACGTTATAGCTTGGTGATGGAATGAAGTCAAATGATGGTGCAAAATGGTCGAACCCAAGCTCTACAGATATGATGTCTTCCATAACATCTTCTACGAAATTAGAGAATAATCCATTTGCCATTCTACGTCCAAACACTGCGGCAAATAACCTTTTATTTGTAAAGTTTGTCATGTTGTATACACTTGACAAAGTTGTGCTATCCAACCTTAATGAGCATCTCGCCGAGAAAGTATCATATATATTTCCACTGAGGTACAGCAGAAAGTATAAATTATTATAATCAAT